CGGCCACACTGAAGTGCGGGCCCGGATGGACGATGAGCGCCCTCACCGGAACTCAGCCAGCAGCGCTCGTGCGTAGGCTGCTGCATACACGTCGACCGCTCGTGGCTCGGCGATGCGTGCGGCACGGGTGAATGTGTTCTTGCCGCGTGCGCCAGGATGCTGGATCACCTTGCGCACCGGGTGCGTGTAGCCATTGATGCCGCTGCGACCGCCCGGCTCACTGTTGGAGAACATCGTGCCCCGACGACCTCGGCCACGCTTCGGCTTGATCTCGTGCGGCTGCGTGCCGTACTCAAGCACCTTCCACGCACCAGGTGGACGTGGCCGAATGTAGGACGCTGCAGTCTCCTTGCCACGGATCTCGTAACCGATGCCGAGCTTCAGGCCGCCGGCCTTGCGTCGCGTCGCCGAACCCCAGCGTGACAGACGCAGGTTCCCGCCTGTGTCCTTGCCGAGCTCCCGGAGACCCACGTCCTTGTAGACTTGGGATGCACGCTTCAGCGCCTCACGGTTGGCGTTCCCGTTGGCCTTCACGGTGCGTTCCATCTTCGTGACGAACTGGCCGACGTTGCTGCTGCTGCCCACTACAGCATCCCCCGGATGCGTGCCGTTGCTGCGTAGTAGCCGACCTCGGCGACGACCATCTGCCGGTAGTCCTCGATCGTCTCGACCGTGGCGTGTCCGACCACCTCGCCGAGCGACGGGTCGCTATCGATCGCCGACCACACCGACCTCGACCCGGCAGGCGATGCCATCTCGTCGAGCAGCTGCAGCTGGTCGATGTGGCGATGCGATGCGATCAGGTACAGCTCGGCCTCGAAGCGCAACGTGATATCACCGAGCGTTCCGGGGTCGATCCTGAATCCGGCGACCATGATCGCTGGCGCACTGATCTCGTCGACCGGGAACGCGTAGATGTTCACGCCTGGCATGGCGTCCTCGAGCACCGACGCCAGCGCCGCCCGGACCTCGCCGAGTGTCGCTGCCATCAGGCGAACCCGACGTTGGCGGGATGGCGGTACGGCTGCAGGAGCTGGATCGCACGTGCAGGCATCTGGCGTTGGACCCGGACCACTCCGAACTCGCCGAAGCCTGCTACGCCCAGAGGAGCGTCGGACAGCTTGAAGACCTCGGCGACGAGGATGCGCGCAGCCTGCTTGACCTCGACCGGAACCGCCGGCCAGCCCCACGTGCCGGTGATCCGCACCAGGCCGGTCCTGCCGGACGCTGCAGGTGCCAGCGGCAGGGACACGCCTGACAGCACCCGCAGGCCGGTGAACGGCTCCGAGATCGGTCCACGTGTCGTCGCACCCTGCGGCAGTAGCTGGTAGTCGGTGGCTGCGATCGTGACCTCGTAGACGCCATCATCGTTGTCGTCGTAGGCGACCGCCGACGCAGTGACCAGGTCGCCGTAGGGACCGAACGTCAGCGTCTCCTGGTCGGGTTCGCAGTCGAAGAACTTCTGCGTCGAGGTCGACTGGAAGAACTGGCGACCACAGAACCGGTCGATCATGCGGGACACCGACGTGATCACGTCGTCGAGCTCGGCGGTGTCGGACCCGGCCGACATGCCGATGTAGGACTGCGCCTCGCTCGTGGTCAGGTACCCGTTCACGACGGCCATCTGTGCATCTCCGGTCTGACGATGTAGGCGATGGTCTGCGCCATCACCACGATCCTGCCGAGGTCAACGAATCGGCGCACGTACTCGTAATCCTCGATCGAGGCGCAGTGCGGTGGACCCGGCAACATCGGCTGCTCAAGGAACAGTCTACGCCTGACCGTGAAGCTGATCCCCACGTTGCCGTGCCGGATCGGATCGCTGCCCGGCCGTGGGATCGGCCCGAGCTCCGGGTGGAACATCGGGTGCAGGATCATGTCCGCAGCCGGGTGCGGCAGCCAGTTCGCCCGGTAGGCGTCCGGGACCAGCACGTCGTCGTCGTCGAGGAACCCAACCCAGTCGCCGGTAGCGATCGCAGCCCCGGCGTTGCGAACCAAGCCGGGTGCGCCCAGGTCGACGTGCAGGTCGGCGTTCACCTCAGGATGGCCGTCGGCCACCACGATGACTTCGTCGGCACACGCTGCAGCGGATGCAACCGCACGCTCAAGCGTCTCCCGGCCGATGGTCGGGATGACGACCGACAGTCTCACCCGGTCACCGGAGGACGCCAGAAGAACACCGCCGGCAGCAGGGCCAGCGGCAGCCACCGCTCAGGGATCACGCTGCACGCTGCCAGCGCCACCACAGGCGCAGCCGGCGGCTGGTAGACCCGCACCGTGTCGGTCGCCACGAGGAGCGCTGCGTAGCCGACTGCGAGCGCCGCCACCAGCTGCCACGTCGGGTCCAGGAGTGCCGCAACGCCCACCGACCACGGTGCCACCATGAGCCAGAAGTTGCGCCAGCCACCGGCCTGCGCACGATGCTCGAACGCTGAGCGGACCGGATGGTCGTGCACTCGGCGCAGCAGCGGCGTGGCAGTGATCGGGTCGATCTGCGGTCGACGCACGAAGTAGGCGATCAGCGCCACCGGCAGGACGACTAGCGGCCACGGTGACCACACCCACAGTGCGATCCAGATCGGAGCCTGTTCCTTGATCGCGACGGCCCAAACAGCGAACGCGAACGCCAGCAGCCAGTTGCCATGCACGAAGCAGGCCGCCGACGCCGCTGACATCGCCATCGCCGGAAGGTCGACCCCGACCGGCCAGGTCGACTGCGGCTGCATGACGCCCGGCAGCGCCAGCACCAGTACCGCCGCTGCGACCGACACCGGCCACGAGGCGTCCATGCCACGCGCCCACAGAGCGACCGAGACGCCGAGCACCGGCCACGAGAGTCCCCACACGACCCACCATGCCGCAACATCGGACCCGCAGACAGAGGGCAGTAGCCACCGCACGTTGAACGGGAACGCCACCGGCTTGCCGTCACCGGCCAGCAGGTAGCGGGCGGCGTCGGGACCGGGTCGGAACTGCATCAGTCGGCCGTGTCCCGTCGTGGCGTGCCGTCGCCCATGAAGTAGTCCTGTGGCACGGGATTGCTGCGACAGTCCTCAGGCCACCACACCTTCGCACCCTTGTGATGGCCGACGTGCAGCGTCGTGTCCACGTACACCTTCCAGCCAGAGTCACGGGCCCGCAGGCAGAATGAGATGTCCTCGCCGAGCTCCCACTCGCCGGCATCGGTCGTGAACTGGTCATAGCCGAACCACGAGTGGATCGACCCGCCACGCTTGAGGCGCATGTCCTCGAGCACGTCACGGTGCACCAGTAGGCAGCCAGTGCCGGTCGCCGCAAGCTCGACGACCTGGTTGTCCTGGTAGTCGAGCATCACGTGGGTGATCGACTGCTCGTCGGGAACAAACATCGTCGGCACCGCACCCTCGGCGGTGACGATCACGCAGAGTGCCCCGAGTATCTTGATGTCGTGCTGCCTGGCACGTGCCACGAGTCGATGCAGCGTCTCGGGCGGGAACTGCATGTCGGTGTCGCAGAACCACAGCCAGTCGCACTCAGGATGGTTGTCGAGGAACTCCCGGACCAACGTGTTGCGCGCCTTGGCCAAGTTGGCACCGGCCTCGATGGCCACGTAGTTCCACAGCAGGCGCAGGTCGATCGGGTTCGGTGACTCTGGAGCCCCGAGCGCCTCCCAAGCCCGCACCGCACGCTCACGGTCCCACACGTCGAGCTCGACGTAGCTGCGCAGGAACCTCGTCGAGATGTCGTGGCCGCTGCTTGGGAACGCCAGCAGCACCTTGCCGGGATGATCGTCCATCTGCCCTCCTGTGATGGCGCGCAGATTAGCAGCACAACGACGAAGGCCGGACCACCCGAAGGTGATCCGGCCCAAGTCGGACAGTTGAAGGCGTCAGCTGAGGACGTTGGCGAGACCGGTGCCGGTCACCACGCAGGTTGCCACCGGGAACCTGCCAGCGGTGAATGCGCTGAACCCGTAGGTGACCATGCGGACGCTCAGCTGGTCGCCGAGCACCTCCTCGAAGGTCAGCCCGACCGGCGCACCGGCAGCCTCCATGTGGAGCACGTCGGCCCGACGGGTGACGATGATCCGGTCCTCGTTGGTGCTGGCCCCGAGGTTCGTCGGGATGCCGGCGTCGGTGATGACCGGGATGCCGACGAGGCTGCCGACCACGCCGTAGCCCGCTGCGCCGCCGTTGCCCTGGGCGTTGAAGCCCGGACCGTCGACCTGCACGAAGGGGCGGTTGCTGGTGTCGCTCGCAGCGCACAGGAACGCCCAGCGGCGTGGGTGCATCACGATCAGGTCGGCAGCGGCGAACCGGCTGGCGTTGACCTTTCCGACGGCGTTGTGGATCGACGTCATCAGCGCAGCACCAGTCGTCCCGGTGAACGCTGCGGTCTGCACCGAGGTGGTGTTGAGGATGCCGAAGTGACCGCCGGCGGTGCCGTCACCCGAGATCGCCGAGACGTTCGTCTTCGTGGCGTACTCGGCGAACAGGTCGGCGAGGATGATCTCGGCGATGCCGGTGCCACGCTCGACGGCCTGACGTGACACGACCTGCTGACCGGCGAACGTCCGCACCGGCACGCTCAGCGTGTCGGTCACCATCGTGGTGTTGGACACGCCCGTGTTCTGCGTCGTCTGTGCAGCCACCGAGGTCGACGTGGTGCCCCGAGGGATCTCGAGGGTCATGCCGGCGTCCGGGAGCGGCAGGCTGGTCACGTTCGAGAGGAACGGCCGACCCGACTCCAGGTTGGCGGCGTAGAGCGCCGTCAGGTACTGCGGCACGACCAACGCACCGAAGTTGCCCGTGGTCGACCTGTAGTCGACCAGCGCCTCGCCCCGTGCCCGCTCGACACGGGCCTGCGCCTCGCCGTCACGCTGGAACTGGGCACGGAACGCGTCCTGCAGGAAGTTGTGCGGGCTGTCGGGACGGTAGGTCCGCTCCTCGCGCCCGACCCGGACGGTCGGCACGCCGATGGCCTTGCGGGCCTCGTCGGCCTTGGCCTTGCGCTCGTCGAGCTCGACCAGCTCGGCCTCACGGACCGTGAGCTCGTCGATGCGCTCGTCGATGGTGCGGAGCTCGGCGCGTGCGGCGTCGAACTTGGTGGCCTCGTCCTCGGTCAGCTCGGAGCGACCCTCGGTCTCGGCAGCGGACAGGATGGCCTCGACGGCCTCGGCCGCAGCGTCTCGGTCGTCGAGCGCCTTGGCGATCAGGGAGCGGATCTGCTCCAGCATGATGTACCTCACAGGGTTGAGATCGGATGGGATCGACCGGGTGACCTCTCGGTGCTGGTCCCGTGGTGGCCCTGGTGAGCTCCGGCGGGATCAGCGGCCGATCGTCGGCGCAGTCCTTGCGTACAGACTACCTGCGTCGCTTCGACGCATCGACACTCGCCAGACGGCGAGCCTGCGCGACGCTGAGGCCACCGGCCTTCGGTGCGTCGTCTGTCGTCTCGGCAGGCTTGTCCTCGCTGCGCAGCTTCACGACCGTCGCCGGGTTCGCCGGGTAGGTGACCACCGAGACGTCGTACAGCTTGACCTCGGAGATGGTGCGTTCGCTGTAGTCCTTGTTCCACTCGTCACGCACGACCCGGAACGCGAAGCTCATCTGATCGACGTCGCCTCGCTCCATCGCCGAACGCACCTCAGCGGCCGTCGGGTTGCTCGGGTCCAATGTCGCCCGGACCTTCAGGCCGATGTCGTCGGACTCGAGCTCGAGCGTGCCGGACTTCGTGCGAGCCAGCGGCAGACCCTCGTGGTTGGCCAGCAGACGGACGTCGGCTTCCATCGCAGACTTCTTGGCTGCGCCCGGTGCGATCACCTCGGTGAACCCGCCCATGTCGGGCCCGCCGGCGATGTCGTAGGCGTAGTCGTAGACCGTGGCGTAGCCCTCGACGACCGGCATCCCATCGTCGGTCTGGCGCAGCTCGAGGTTGTGGACGTGTCGGACCTCACGGTCGGGC